AATTATGACTAAAAATAGTAATAAAGTGATAGAAGAGTCTGAAGAAGACTCTAGCAACGGTGATGGTATCATTAAAGATATCCAACAACGTCCTTTGAAACATTTACATATTCCAAATAAGGTGACTACCTGCTGTGAAGCTTTGGTAGTCCTAGATGTGTTAAAAGGGGGCCTGGTTCGTGTCCGAGGCGGACACAAAACAATGGACAGAGCGCATATTATACTCGATTCTAACCACAATACTGAATTACTTTTCGGTACTGTTAGGGAATTAAGTGATGCACGTCTGATCCGCCCGGGGGCCTGTTCTGACTTTTATCAAAATCTCTTTTATAATCCGCTTCGCAAGGCGGGGAGAAGAGATAAGGTAATCGTCGGAGCCGGTGATGCTCCACAGCTTGTGGATAACGAGAATTTTATAGGAGACAAGTGTGTCGTCCTACTCGGTTATCCTAGCTCTACTTCTGCTATCTACTTTGTACACTCTTATCTTGAGCTTCTGCTTGATTCATTTAAAGGAATCGCAGATCTCCCCAGCAAATGGGTATTTGCTGGTTATGAAAGGTGTGCATCGTGGAAGGTGGAAGATTTTGTTAGTAATGCGAAATATTGTACAGCTTATCCAATGGCTAAGTTCCTCAAACAAGAGGATTTACCTAAGAAACCCGAAGGTTTAGGTAGCCACAGGGTCTTTGGTGGTCCCATTGAGAAGATAATTCGAGCACGTTTAGTCTGTGTAACAGACAAAAAGTGTGCTCAATACTTCTTTGGACTCCTCCAAGGTGTTAAACGTGCATGTAATGTAGTCCCTAAGGCCTACATTGACATTGCAAAAGTTAAACACTTAAAGACGCTGACCACTGCTCCAACTCCAGCGGACGAGTTTTTTGTAGAAAATATTTTCACCACCTTAGGTGATAGTCTTTGGAAAGGACTATCTATAACCGAGGCGGATGTGTTGAGATTTACTGAGCCTTCAAAAAATGCTTGTTTCGAGTTCAACCGTGATGACGGAGGACAAGAGACTGCAATGAGAAAGGCAATGGATATCCCAACATGGGTTGTTGATGAAGACTTTGATGAAGTCGACGGACATCAGTTTGCACGCGCTAATTTGGGAAGACGCTTAACCGAAACTTCTCTTGGTCTTATGACCGAGGGAGTTAATAAAGTTAAGGCTCTATACGGGTTTAACCCTCCAAAAAGCCACAAAAGAGGTTTGATATTACGTACTTGTGAAAAGTACAGCCGCGAATTCGCCGGCTGTGATATCTCGCCTTTAATGGAGTGCAACATAGTTCCGTTATCAGAACCCCTGAAAGTACGTACTATTTCAGCAGGACCTGGGGTCCCATACTACTTAGCTAAGCCACTCCAGAAATGTATCTGGAAGTTCTTACATAAGAAGCCACAATTTGCTGTCATTGGTGAACCTTTAACGGGTACACACCTGTCAGCTTTATTGTTACGCGAAAAATCTTTAGATAAATGGGTTAAAAACCAAAATAAACAAGATTTTAAACGTGTATCTCCTATGTTACTTCCAGACTTCTGGGTGTCAGGTGACTATTCTGCCGCTACGGATGGGTTAAAAATTAATTATTCCCTCCGCATGTTTGATATAGTCAAGAGGACAATACTAGATGCTTGTATTAGAGAGCGCTCTGAAGAGCTTCCCTTTATAAGCGAGTACCTCAACCTCATGCGTAAGTTGATGGAGGGCCACGGCCTACATTATAATGATAAAAATGGTATTTTAGCGATGGTCTGCGAGGAGTTTAAAATTCCCTATACAGCAGATGCTGCCACATCAACAATTCGAGTTGAGCAACAAAATGGACAGCTAATGGGTTCCCCTATTAGCTTCCCCTTCTTGTGTGCTATAAACCTCGTTTGTTACTGGTCTTCGCTCAATATGTATTTTGGTAGGTTTGTCCCACTACGCCTTTTGCCTGTCCTCATAAATGGTGATGATATCCTTTTCAGATCGAATAAGGAACATTACGCATTATGGTTAGGATGCATAAAGGAAGTTGGATTTACCTTATCCATGGGTAAGAACTATTGTCATGAGTTTTATTTGACAATTAATTCCATGCTTTTTAAGCATAACACCACGGATGACACAAAACCCCTCTTTATAGAGGTACCATATTTCAATGTCGGATTACTCATAGCCCAATCCAAGGGACGATTAGCTGACCCAACCCGAAAGTTGCGGTTGGTCGAGCTATATGAGGCATCTGTAGGCCAAGCCTTGAATAAACTTCGTGCACATCGCCGATTTGTCCATTACAATATCCTTCAAATAAAGGAGATGACAGACAACGGACGGTTTAACCTATTTATACCACTCCATCTTGGAGGTTTAGGTTTCCCAGTGTACCCTGAAGTAATACCAGATATCCAACTAACAAAATTTCAAAAGAGATTTGCCTCCTTCCTCTCCTGGAAGGTTGGAGTGAGTCTAGAAGCGGGTGAATACCCAAAAAAGTACTTTGCAGCATTGCTCACAGAGACTGTTAATATCGAGATGATAATACAGCGCTCTGGTCTTAAAGAGCTTAAGTTGGGTACGATCGAGCCCGAGGAGGGTTGGGAACTTTATGTTCCTCCCTCTGGGATTCAACTCGGTCCACTTAACATGCCACAGGTAATTTTAGATCCTGCTTCCAAGTATAGACATCCATCACGTTCTCTAATGAAGGAGTTTAATCGCCATCAGCTCTCGTTCTTACATCAGCCATTAACACGGGCTAATTATGAACTGTCCCTACGGACTGGAGCTATGGCAGATAAAGAGCTGCTTGAGTGTCGGGCAACTTATCTGAAGTATCGTGTCCCTACTGATACTTCCCCCGTTCAACTACGAAGGCTTTAAGCCTTCCGGGGTTGTCGACTTTATTACCCAAAACCACTGACTTGTGTGCTAAGAGATTGTGTTCTCGGAAAGCCTACAGACTACACGGGTAGACTCTTTATGAGGTGCGACAATGGATAGTCGACGTACGTTTTCGTGTCTCCCTAAACAAAAACGACAATTACTCCACAACATGCCAACAACTTTGACAAATTACAGACCAGCAGGCAGGTCAGCCATAATGAGATACGTAGCTCCTCTAGCGAGGTCTGCCGTTCCCGTTGCGGCTGGCGCTTTTATGCCTTCTGCCCGTGGATTAGGAAAAGCTGCCAGAGACTTTTACAATGGTTACTCTGCTGGTGCCTCGGCACCCAGATCTAAAGCTGTCATGGTAGAACGCAGTACTCAATCAGAAGTGATTGCAGCACCTGTGTCCTATGCGACTAGGCTTAGAGGTTCTAAAGCTAGAATAACCGCGTCTCGTGGTAAGAAACCTACAGTTATCACTCATCGCGAGTTGATTAACGGTTCAGTAGCGGGTTCGACGACCTTTACGGTCCAGAACTCCTACTCTTTGAACCCAGGTATCGCAGCTACTTTCCCCTGGCTCAGCACTCAGGCTTCCCAGTATGAGGAATATAAATTCCGATCACTGAGTTTCCAATACGTGCCTATTGCCCCAACATCCACCCAAGGTGACATACACTTAATCCCAGAATATGATCCAGTCAATCCTGCTCCCTCTACAGAGGTTCAGGCTCTTGACCATTATGGATCTATCTCCAATTCAGTGTGGGCACCTGTTACAATTAAGTTTGACACAAAGTCAATGCACTCTACAGGGACTCGTAAGTTCGTAAGAACTTCTGTTGTCCCATCAGATCTCAAAACGTTCGACGGTGGTTTATTCCACGTCTGTACAAATAATGAGACCGGTACATCAACAATAGGTAAACTATTTGTCGAGTATACGGTTGAACTATACACTCCCTTTATAGGACCACAACCTGGTTCCAGTTCGTCAACTGTTTCAATGTTTACGAATTCTGGTACCCAGACCTTGACTACTACCACTCCTACCAATGTGGCATTTGCAAACGGTGTTGCAAATCCCTTAGGTATTACGATTGGTTCAGCCCAGTGGACACTTCCTATAGGAACATGGCTCGTTAGAGCTAAAGTAGTGTGTGTCGATAGTGCCTCAGAGAATTTCGCTGGGACTCTAAAGATACAGCAAGGTGGAGCTGACCTGAACCCGACTGCCTTATCGGCATTTAATATGGGTACAGCCACTGCTCCAACCAACACCTTAGTTTCTGAGAGTATAGTTACAGTTACTGCTTCTAATAGTGCTGTCATTACGATCGTGTGTACATTGACCGGTGCCGCAGGTACGCTAACGCTACCTATCGGTGACTCGTCTCTCACTTTCAGAGTTATATAAATTGTGTGACTTAGACCAAGGATGGTCCTAAAATGTAAACGCTTTGCGTGTTTACCGAGCCCAGTTGTTCTGCTTTCGCAGTGTCCGCTCTACATTTTAGGCCTTAGAATGTCTCTAAACTTAACTACCTCTGAATAAAACAGTATAAAATTGGTAATGGTTTTTCATCAACGAAATTTTGCCGGACAAACATGCCATAGGCTTGCCGGGTAAACAATAATAGTAATTGATGATATATACACACGGAATATTGCCGGATATACGGGCTTCGCCTGCCGGATAAACAACGTGAGTGTGTATACAATTTAAAAGAAACTAAAAGAATGTGCGATCTTTTAATTCTTAGGGTCTGGCTTGGCAACCTAACCGTGAGAATCCTTACTTCCGATCAATGCAGGTGGCATGGTGTGTTCAAATACCCCATGAGAGCCCTCCTCATATATACTACAAATATTGCTGTAGGCCCTCCCCGGGTTGAATATATGACAATTGCGCTGTCCCCTTTGATCAAAATGGAGAAGTTAGAATCCCGTCCTGTGCTAGCAGCTACTAGCATCCCATCCCCGCATAGCCATCAGTGGCTAGTTCTTGGACAGATAGGTGCTCCTCTTTATAGGAGTGCTTAGATGTCTTGCACG